ATGTCAACTACAACAATTTCAGAATTGGTAAATCCCTTGGTTATGTCGGATATGATTTCGGCAAAGATTACAAAGAAGCTCGTTGTAACACCGTTTGCAAAGGTAGATGATTCTTTGGTAGGTGTTGCAGGCGACACAATCGTTGTACCGCAGTATGCATATATCGGCGATGCAGAAGATATTGCCGAAGGATTGGAAATAGGCACAACAAAGCTTGTTACAACAACTACACGCGCCACAATCAAAAAGGCTATGAAGGCGGTTGAACTTACAGACGAAGCAGTGCTTTCAGGCTACGGTAACCCGATTGGCGAAACAAACAATCAGTTAGCTTTAGCTATTGCATCAAAGGTTGATAACGATGCTATGGATGCTCTTTTAACTGCGCAGAAGGAGTTTTCCGCTACATCAATTATCAACTATGACGGCATTGTTGATGCTATCGATTTATTTGAAGAAGAAACAAACAGTCCTAAGGTTATCTTTGTTCACCCGAAGCAGTTAACTCAGCTTCGCCACGACCCTGATTTTATTTCAGCAGACAAATACAGTGCCGAGACAATTATGACAGGCGAAGTAGGTATGATTGCAAATACAAGAATCGTACCGTCAAAGAAGGTGCCAGTTGTTGACGGTAACTACGTAAACCCGATCGTCCAGATTGAAAACGGCTTGGATTCTGACGAAGCGGCTGCACTTACAGTTTACCTAAAGCGTGATACAAATGTTGAAACACAGCGTCAGAGCTTAAAGAGAGTAACAGATATTTCTGTTGATAAGTTCTATACAGTAGTTTTATCAAATTCAGCAAAGGTAGTCCTTGCGAAGTTTAAGGAAAACGAATAATTTATGACAGATTTTGAGTTTTACATAGACGAATACGGCGGTATGGAAATTGAAGATATAGACGAGTTTTTAAGATGTGCAAAAAAGGCGAAGCTTTTTATAACAGGGATTACACACACAGAGCCTGACTTTGAAGATGACGATGTTAAGGCGTGCGTATGTGCTTTAGCTGAAGTCTATTCGGGACTTTTATCAAACGGCGTTTTAAAAGAGAAAATCGACGGCTTTGAAACAGAGTACCAAGAAGAGTCTTTAAATGAAATCCTTATGCATACGGCAAAACTCTATCTTCCGCCGATACTTTTATACCGCGGATTTTAAGGAGCATAGGTTATGCGTTATTCATGTGTTACGGTTTACAAAAACAAGGGAAGCTTTTGGGAAAGATATGTATATGAAAAGGCTTATTCAAGACGGGTTAAGATGATAAAGGCAAAGCGGGGCGAAAGGCAGGAATCTGATTCTCTTACGGTCAGGATTTTTTCGGAAAATGCTAAGAATATTGAGCCGGGCGACAGAATAACAGAAGGGATAGCACCCAATGAAGTGCCCGAAAATGCGCTTACTGTTTTGGAAGTTTCTGATAACTTTATTCTAAAAAACGGACATATAAGGGTTACGGCATCATAAATGGCAGGGATTACATTTTCTGTAAACGCCCCATTTGCCATTATGAATAAATTTAGTATTCTCCCGGGTGGGAAAATACAGACCGAAATAGACAGGGAAGTCTTAAAAAGGCTTCCCCCATATGTCCCCAAAAATACGGGCGCATTGATTGAAAGTGCCGAAAAATCGACGATTATCGGCTCGGGTAAAATCAGATATACTTGTGACTACAGCAGTTTACAGTATTATGGAGTATCAAAAAGCGGAAGACCGCTAAATTACACGGGTGGCGGAATGAGAGGCTCATACTGGTTTTTAAGAATGAAAGAAACAGAAGGAAAGAGCATCTTAAATAAAGTGGGGAATACTTTGGGTGTTAGGGTAAAAGTAAATAGTGGGGCATCCAAGACTTCAAAGACACACATAAAAACCACTCCCATAAAAACTGTTATCGGCAACAGACACCTACCCGTATTTTAGCTTTTATCTTTGGAAAGGACAAAAAAAGTGATTAAGGAATTACAGGAATTTTTTTTGAAGTGTCCGTTTTTAAAAGAAGAAAAACAAAATATAGATTTTTTGGGCAAAAGCGAGGGATGTTTTTCTTTAGAAGCAGTACCGTCGGAGCCGATTATAAAAAGATACCAGACGGGCGGAAGCTTAAGGCAGTATTGCTTTTTGCTTGCCTTAAGACAACGATTTGGCGGTACTGTCCCCGAAAACCTTAAAAACGAACAGCTTTGCGAGAATATTGCAGATTGGGTGGAAGAGTGCTCTAAAAATGGCAATCTTCCCAAACTTAAAAACGGCGAAGTGGCACAGGATATTTCTGTTACATCAAGCGGTTATATGTTTGACGAATCCACCAATCATGCACGATATCAGATAGGCCTAAGGCTTGTCTATACGAAAATATGAAAGGACTAAAAAAGAATGGATAAAATTTTAAAAAGAAGCGATAAAATAGCATTCTATGATGTTGACGGTGTATATACAAGAATGAGAGGTTTTACCGATTTTTCTATGAGCAAAAACCCGACAGAATACACAAGAAAGTATGTCGATGAAGCATCGGAAAGAAATGATGTGGTAGCCTATAACCCCTCAATTTCATTCGCATTCGACCGTTTTTCAGATGATGCGGTGCACGCAGATATGGTGAATATCGCAGATAATGAAATTGTCGGTTCAGGTGCTGTAAGAAGCATTTTAATTGTTGACCTTACAAAAGAAACAGAAGACGGCTTTTACGCTTTAAAAAGAGATTTTGCGGTTATTCCCGACGGAGAGGGTAATGACAGCGATACATACACATATTCAGGGTCTCTTAAATCAAACGGTGAAATTGCACAGGGCTTTGCCACAACCGACGATGACTGGCAGACTGCAACATTTATCGGCTGATGAGAGTAATCAGAGGCGATTTGCCTAAGGGAGTATTTTATCACGGGATATACTACCCTATAAAAACCGATTTTCGTGTATGGCTTTCGGTATGTGAGCTTTTAGAATCGGAAGACATGGCGCATGCTATAGAGCGTGCGCCCGACCTTTGTTACATAAATAAGCGCCCGCCGTCATCTCGTGCAGCATTTTTAGCTTTAATGGACTTTTTCCTTTTAGGTGAAAAACCCAATAAAGAGAATATAAAAGGCGAAAAGCTTTTCTCATTTTCAGAAGATGAAGAGCTTATATATGCATCCTTTTTAAAAGAGTACGGAATAGACCTTTCAAAAGAAGAGCTGCACTGGTGGCGGTTTGTGGCACTTGTTCGGTGCTTAGGGCCTGACACACCGTTATCTCGTGTTATGTCTATCCGTATGACGAAACCGTCGGACATAAAAAATCCAAAAGAGAGACGTCACTTAATAAGACAAAAAAGACTCTTTGCACTTTCTAAAAAAGATATAGATGTAAGCGATGTTCTCTCAGAACTCTTTATGGTAAAGGAGTGAAAATAAATGGCAGACGGAACACTGATATTTGATACCGAATTAAATACTGACGGTCTTAATGAAGGATTGGAGAATCTTTCCAAAAGCTCAAAAGACACGGCTAAAAAGGTATCAGGATCTATTTTAAAAACCATTTCCGATTCGGCAAAGAAAACAGCGGATAGTATAAATTCATACACAACAGAAATGTTGGATAATGCTATCCAGAGCCAGAAGTCTTACGAATCGGAAGTAAACAGAATAAATGAAAATAAGCAAAAGGCATTGGAAGAATTTCTGTCGTTAGAGCTTTCAAACTTTGAAAAAAGCAAGGCATTAAGGGAGGAAGAGCTTTTAGTTATTGAAAGAGCGTATGAGCTTGGAGTAATCTCTGCCGACGAATATTTTGAAAGTCTGAGTATTTATCGGGATAAGTATTTTTCCGAAAGCTCGGACGGGTGGATTTCGCATATTACAGAGATCATAAAAGAAAATAAACGCCTTTCCGACGAACAGAAAAAGGCATTAACCAACACGGCAAAGGATATGGCGGATAACATACAGGATATGTTTGAATCCATTGCCAAAGAAAGAGAAAAGTTAGAAGAAAAGTTAAAGTCCTACGGCGGAATTAAGGGAACACATACCTTTGATTTCGGTGACCAGAAACAGACCTTTACAACCCTTGCCGATACGAATAAACAGAATGAAAGGCTTATAAGGTATTATGACCTTATGATGAAAGCCCAGCAAAGAATAAACGACTACTGGCGTACCGATACGGGAGATTTGGCGGTTGATAATAAAAACCTAAAGCTTCGTCAGGAATACTTTTCACAGATGCGTAATATGTCGGTAGATGAAGCAACCGATTTTGCAGGGTTAATTGCATATACTGATAAAGATGAGCTTTTTAAACACTTAGCAGGCTTTGAAAACAGGCAGTATTTAGCAGAAAAGATTTCAAACGTTCTGTTTTCTGATGAAACTAAAAGTGCAGCTGACAGTGCAGGAAGAAATTTAGGGAAAGATTTTTCCCAGTCACTTTTAGATGAGATGGAAAGCTTAGACGGCGAATTTTTTATAAAAGGTCAGAATGCAATGAAGAGCTTTTCCGATGGCTTTATGGCAAATTTCGACAGCTTAATTGGTGCGCTTTCCAAAAAAATATCTGAAAGTGCAGTGAGTGTTTTAGGTAACGACTTTGGAGTGGTAAATCCGGGTAATGTTGAAAACAACTGGAATTATAATATCTACCAGAGCGGCTCGCCGCAAGACACAATAAGACTTATAAGAGAACAGGAAGAACTAAATAAAATGCTTTCCTCATAAATCATTTTAATGGGAGGAATATATGAAACTGATTTTTAAAAACAGTCTCGGAGAGAAGACACTTTGCGGGATGGGCAGTGATTCAATCGGAATAACAGATATTCGCGGTCTTTCTGTGCCGACTTATGAAAGACAGTGTTATTCATCCTACGATTTTGACGGAGCGGTAGAATCGGCAAGAAGAATCCCCCAAAGGAATATAACTATATCGGGCGATATTAAAGGCACTGCACGGGATGTGAGTGATTTTTTAAAGCTTATGTCTGAGCCGTTTAAAATGACGGTAGAAACCGACAATTTTAAAAGAAGCATAACTGTATCAGCTGCTAATTCAAATATCTCAAAGGTCAGCAAAAATATCACAAAATTTGCGCTGTCTTTGGTTTGCGATGACCCGTATTTTTATGATACTGAAGATACAAAGGTGCCGCTTTTCTATCGAGAAGAGCTTTTAACAAATGAAACGGTTTTGCCGTCAATGTTTTCAAGAAGAACTGCGTCTGCAAGTTTAAATGTCACAAGCGACAGGATAATAGAACCAAAGATTATCATAACGGGCAAAAAAATCGAATCGGATGAAGATGGCAGAATAGTTATTGAAAACAAACTTACGGGTGCGGAATTTACCCTTTTATACACTCCCGAAGAAAACGAAATCATTACTGTGGATGTTAAAAAAAGGAGTATCACATCGGATAAAAACGGAAATATCATCTCGTCAATTACCAAAGACAGCTATATGTCCGACCTCGAAATAGATAAAAACGGTGCGGTATTTTCTCTTACAGGCTACGGCTCTGCCACCAATATCAGCGCATACATAATCTATAAAAACTGCTACTTAGAGGCTACAGCATGACAGATAACGAGAAAAAACTGGCAGAATATATGGCGCGTGGCGGGGTTGAGCTTTCAAAGATACCCAAAAAGCTCGGCTTAAAAAGGTCTGACTGGAAAAGGTATTTAAAGAACAACCCCGACGAAAAACGCCGTCTTGAGCTTTTAAAATGCACCACCGATTATATGGTTGAAGATGCACTTTTAAAAAGAGCATTAGGCTACAGAACCGAAGAGCATAAAGAAAGCGAAAAGCCAAACGGAACAGAGTCTGTTACAACAAATAAAGATGTTCCGCCCGATGTTAAAGCAGCTGCCCTTTGGCTTAAGGTCAGGTGTAAGGATATGTGGGATGACAATATAAAAAGCTCTGATACAGGCAATATCGGAAAGATTTTATCAGAGCTTGACAGAGAGGCACAAAATGAAGATGAGTAAAAAACAGCGAGAGTTCTGGCAGAATGCCACTCACCGCTGGAATATCAAAGAGGGTGCTACAAGAAGCGGAAAAACTTACCTTGACTATTACTGGATAGCAAAAAGAATTTTTAACACAAAGGGCGAAGGGCAGATAGTTTTAATCGGCAACACAAGACAGACTTTGGAGAGAAATATTTTGTCCCCTATGCGCTCTATATGGGGCGAAAAGCAGGTCGGAAATATTAAGGGTAACGGAAAGGTGGAGCTTTTTGGCAAAACCTGTTTTGCGCTCGGTGCCGACAGACAGAACCAAAAGGACAAGCTTCAGGGTATGGGTATAGAATACTGCTACGGTGACGAGGTTACCACATGGAACAAGGAAGTTTTTGAGATGTTAAAGTCCCGTCTTGATAAACCCCATTCGGTATTTGACGGGACCTGTAACCCTGAAGGACCTGACCATTGGCTTTTAAAGTTTATGGAAAGCGGAGCCGATGTTTATCGCCAAAGCTACACCATTTACGATAACCCCTTTTTAACCCCCGAATTTGTGAATAATCTGGAGAAGGAATATTCGGGCACAGTATATTTTGACCGATACATCTTAGGAAAATGGACAAGGGCAGAAGGGCTTGTATATCCTATGTTTGATAAAGAGGCGCATACCTTTTCCAAAATCCCCCCAAAAGGTGATATGTATATTTCGATTGACTACGGAACAATTAACCCGACATCAATGGGACTCTGGGTTGTATCGGACCAAAAAGCATACAGAATCAAAGAATTTTACCACGACAGCAGAAAGACGGGAAAACAGTTAACAGATATTGAGTATTACGAAAAATTAAAGTCATTAGCAGGCGACTATAAGATAAGATATGTTGTTGTCGACCCGTCTGCTGCAAGCTTTATAACGCTTATTAAACAAAAGGGCGAATTTTCGGTAATGAAAGCCAAAAATAATGTGATAGACGGAATAAGGTATACAGGTGGTCTTATAAATTCAGGGAAAATTATGATACATAAATCCTGCACCGATACTCTCCGTGAATTTGGGGTTTATTCGTGGGATGATAAGGAATCGGGGGATATTGTCATAAAGGAAAACGACCATGCGATGGATGATATCCGTTACTTTAGTAATACAGTAATTAAAAGGTACTATAACTGAAAGGACTGATTAAGTTTGAAACTTTTCAAAAAAAACACACCGCCTGAAGAAATCAAGGCTTTGGCGGGCGTGGAAATGTGGCGCGATTTATATGAAAACGGCGGAAAGCTTTCTTTGGCATCGGCAATTTCAAAAGAGATTGCAAGATTGGTGACACTTGAAATGAAAAGCTCGCTTTCAGGCTCAAAAAGAGCCGATATGCTGAATACTTCATACATTTCTTTAATAAACAAAGCCAAGAATTTTACCGAAATTGCTGCTGCAATCGGCGGAGTGATTTTAAAGCCGTATATTGAATCGGGCAAAATCCAGACGGCAATTTTACCGCAGGATTCGTTTTTAGTTACCGCTACAAAGCCAGACGGCAGTATCAAAAGTGTAAAGTTCTTTGAAAAGAAGGACTCTGACGGCAAAAGATACATAAAATTAGAGCATCATATTATGGAAGACGATAGCTATATCATAAGAAACACCGCATACTCCGATGACGGCGGATTTAAAAAGGAAGTCCCGCTTTCAAAAATTGATGAGTGGGCAAACATCGAAAATGAAGTGGTTTTAAAAAACGTAAATTCACCGCTTTTTGCGTATTTTAAGATGCCGTTTTTATCACCCAATGATATAACATCGCCACTAGGTGCATCGGTTTATTCAAGAGCCTGTGAGCTTATTTTAGACGCCAATAAACAGTACGAAAGACTTTTGTGGGAATTTGAAAGCGGGGAAAGAGCTCTTTATGTAGACGAAACCGCCGTAAGACGCGATATGTCGGGAAATCCCATTTTCCCCGATAAAAAGCTATATAGACTCCTAAATACCGGATGCGACGAGCTTTTTGAAGACTGGTCGCCCGAAATCAGAGATGCGGCTATAATAAACGGACTTGACAAAATTTTAAAGAGAATTGAGTTTAACACAGGGCTTGCATACGGTACACTTTCCGATTCACAGTCAACCGACAAAACTGCGGAAGAAATAAGAGCATCAAAGCAGAGAAGCTATGCGACAGTTACCGAAATTCAGGAAGCCTTAAAAACTGCACTTTCAGAGTGGATTTTAGCTTCCGATATACTTTTAGACCTTTATGAGCTTATGCCGCGTGGCGAAATCAATGTAAATTTCGAGTTTGACGACAGCATTATTGCCGACAGAAAGACAGAATTTTCAGAAAGACTTTCTCTTTTAGAAAAAGGCGTTATAAACACAGAAGAAATGAGAAACTGGTATTTTGGTGAAGGGAGTGAGGCTCATTGACAGAAGAATTTTTAAAAGAGCTAGGCGTTATGGACGACACGATAGAAAAGATTTTATCAAAACAAAACGAAGAAAAGTTTGAGAGACAAATTAAGGAAAGCCTTATAAAAAACGGCGTTTTGGATATGGATGCGGCAGGGGCACTTTTAGACAGAGACGGACTTTCCAAAGAGAATCTTTTAGAAAGAATAGAAAGCTTAAAAACACTTCACCCGTCGATTTTTAAAAAAAGCGTGCCTGAATTTTTGACTAACGCCGATACAAAGGAAAAGCTTGACAGAGATAATTTTGAAAAGATGGGCTATAAAGAAAGGCTTGACCTTTTCAAAAAAAATCCTACGGCTTACAAAAAATTTGCGGAGTAAGTTATGATTAGACTTTATGATTTTAATTTTAATCTGTTAAACGAAACAGAACACGCTCTCTCTTCAGAATGGGAGATAAAGCTAAACGGTATCGGAACATATGAAGGAAGTTTCCCTGTAAATTCCGAATTTTCAAAGGAGATTTCCAAAAACAAATTCCTGATTTTAACAGAAGACGAAAAACAGGCAATTATAGTCGGAAGAAGAATTTCCGATAAGCTTACGGTTGTTGGTAAAACTCCCGAGTGGCTTTTATCAAAAAGAGTGGTTTTGCCGTTTAAGACAAGCGAAATTTTTTCGGGTGAATTTAAAACTCCCGAAGAAATCATAGTTTATCTTTTAAACAAAGCATATAAAGAGCCCAAAAAAATCACCGAAGACGGTGAGACGGAAGAGAATATAAACCAAAAGGCAGTATGTGAAAGTTTAAATATCCCAGAGCTTCAATATACCGAAAAGCTCACAAGACATTTCTGGCGAAATACTGCAAACCCACTCTCAGATATAATAAAGGATTTGTGTGATTTAATGGGTGCAGGCTTTAAATTACGGTGTGATTTTGCCCGCAAGGAATGGGATTTTTCGCTCATTTTCCCGAAAGAAAAGACTTTTATGTTTTCAAAAAGCCTTAAAAACTGCTTCAATATGGGATTAAATGACAGCCTTATCGACTATGCAGGCGGCGGATATTTTGAAAGATATACCTCCGATGAAGAAGAAAATCAAGCCTACGGTTATATAGAAGACTCTGATATTCAGGGAGAGGGAATGCTCTACTGGGAAAGGTCATTTTCGGGTGCTTCGGGGATATCGGAAGCCCAGAACCTTTTAATAAAGTGTAAGAGTGATGAAAAAATCAACTTTGAAGTTTTTGGGTTAGAGTACGGAAAAGACTATAATCTTGGCGATATTTTCCCTGTGCAGTTTGAGTCGGGGCCTTTTCGTACATCTTCAAAAAGAAAGGTTACGGCAGTAAGTATTATAAATTCTGGCGTGGGAAAAAGTGTAAAGCCGACACTTGGCGAAATATAAAAAATCACTCTTTAAAAAAGCCCGTCTTATGAGTGATAAAATAGATTTATGACGGGCAGAAAGGATTTTTTTCATGGGATTTAAATGTAATTTTCTTGACAATGAAATCTATGGTGCGGATGATGTATCGGAGGCGTTTTCCCGTATTATGTCGTCGGGAGTGATGGCATATCAGGACAAAGATACTGTGGCAGAGTCTTTAAATGAAATGACGGGAGAGCTTATAAATAGCGGAGTAAACAGATATGACAGTATGGATGTAACCGTTGCAGGCGGCTATATTTTAATAGGACCTGGAACTGCGTTTTTTGATAGCGGTGTATCGGTAGTAGTTGATGAAAACGGTGAAACACTTGAAAGAGAAGAAGGCGTGTCGGGATATGTATATTTCCTTTTTGAGCCTGAGCTTAATTTAGTTGCACCGAAGTTTGCGTCCATCTTACCTGATGACAAAGACATTGTCCCGCTTGCTTTTATAGCAGAAGACGGCACGGTAACCGATATAAGACGCTATGCTACGAGCAAGGTGGCATTAAACAGCAAGAATAACTATTTTGAATATTCGGCATCTTTAGAATGGTTCGGAAACGCAAATTCAACCGACGGAAGAAATAAAATCGTTATAAATCTTCCGCATAACGGCTTTAGATATCTTATAATCAAAAAAGCCGAATGTCCTGATTTGGGTTACCGCTTTTTTGCGGAAGAACAGATTTTTGACTTTGAAGAAGGAAACTACTTTGAAACATACACCGCCGATTCGCAGACATCAACATATCTTACCATAGAGAAAAACGGTACAGAGATAGTGATGCATTCGATAAGATACAATACCAGAATGCCCCATAGCTTTGAATTTATATTTGTATAAGGGGGAGTTTTATGAACAAAGAATTTAATGTAGCTTTTTTGGATAAAAAGCTTGAAACCGATATAAAAATCCCACTTGTCAGGGGAGATAAAAACGCTTATAAGCTTATAATGGATTTAGGGAAATATCCTGATTGTAAATATGTATTTATATATGCCGAAAGAGCTGACGGAGAAACGGTGTATGATGTCCTTGATGTTACAGGCGAAAACGCCGAATATACACTAAAACAGAGTATTTACTCTGTTTTGGGCGATGTTTCGGTCAGGGTTGTTTTAAAGGATAACGCCGATTCGGTTCTTACTGCATCAATTCTTAAGTTTAATGTAATCGATGGCGCATATTCTGAAAATATGGCAGAAGATATGGAAAGCCTCGAAAATGTGCTGCTTGTTGCAGAAAAAAAGGCAGACAAGGCAGAAACTTTATCGGGCTACGGCATAAAGGATGCTTACACTAAGACTGAAATTGATAGCAAATTCGGCGGAGTGTATAAAGTGTGCGGAAGCACAGAAATTGTAGGCAACGAAGTGCAAGTAAGCACAAAAACTGCTGGGGATGTATATAACATTACTTCGGACGGTGAGATATATAACGGCGGGAATATAAGTGCCTCTGTTGAGACGGGTGGCTTTATGTATGAAGAAAAGACGCTCTATATACTGCCGTCAGATTATAATGATTATTTTACTCATTTGCCCGAAGGAGAGGGCGCAACAAATCAGAACCTGATTCAGCTTTTCAATAAAACCAAAAATACAGAGTCTATTATGTTGCACGGTATTTATGACGTAAGTATAAACAGAGAATTTATAAAATTATCGTGGACAAACGACTATGGATTGAAAGATAATGAAGAGCTTACAGACGAATACGAAGTAAGGTATATCGAATGGGCACTGCCGCTTAAAGCTGGCGACAATATCGTATGGACAGGCGGTTATTGGGACAAGTTATCAAGCACGGTTGATGTGAGCCGATTTGCAACCAAAGATGAATTACCTGAGCCTTTTGAACTTATAGACAGTGATACTCTTACACAAGACGTTATTACAATAGTACCGTCTGTAAATGGCAGGTATAAGGAACTTTATGTTGTGCTTTCAATGCCGACTACAAATGAAGACAACTTAAATTCTGAAAAGTGCCGTATCAATCTTATGGAAAAAAACAATAAAGCATTACTCCGTTTTCCTGAGGCGTTTATACCAAACTATACGCTCGATTGGGTTACAGGAATACAAATGCGAATGTTGGAAAATCAGTTCAAGTCTGATATATGGCATATGGAAAAAAGGTTTTATGACAGTGCCTATTGTGTGCCGGCACAAGTCGGAAGTTATAACGGGGCGACATCTTTGGGAAAGCTTGATAAAAACTATGTTGATTATGTGGAAATACAGATGTTTTCACCGAATAACGGAAGAGTATTCCCTGTGGGTACAAAATACGAATTGTGGGGTGTTAAGGTATGAAAAAGTATGTAAGAGGCAAGTATTATAAGCTAACACAGGAAGAAATCGAAGAAATGAAAAATGCCGAAAAGGCGGCATCAGAGCCTACAATTCTCGAAAGACTTGAAGCAATAGAAGAATTGCTTTTAGAGGGGGTGCTCTCGGGTGATTAAGTTTTTATGTTTACAGATAAAGCTCGGAAAAATCACAATAGAAGATGTGCCTCAAAAATATAAAGATGCTGTTTTAAAGGCATTGGAGGGATAAAATGAAAACTTTATTTTTAACAGTTGCCGGAATAACAGGGAGTCTTATATCATTTTTATTCGGAGGTTGGAGTGCAGCGATGACAACGCTATTTATATGTATGGCGATAGATTATATAACAGGTTTTTGTGTTGCTGCAGTATTTAAAAAATCTCCGAAGTCGGAGACGGGTGCATTGGAAAGCCGTGCAGGATTTAAGGGACTTTTAAGAAAAGGAACAGTCCTTTTGGTAGTCTTAATTGCACACAGACTCGATATTTCGCTTGATACGACCTATATTATGGACGGTGTAATCACGGCATACATATTAAATGACACAGTATCAATAGTAGAAAATGTCGGTCTTATGGGACTTCCGATGCCGAAGGTGATTACAAAAGCAATTGATGTATTAAAGGAAAAGACAGAATAAATGAGCAAGGTTATAAAGGATTTATCGGCTCTTTTACCTTCGGCAAAAAGAGCGGCAGAACTATTTTTAGAAGAGTGCCAGAAAGAGGGCTTAAAGGTCAGAATTACCGAAACCTATCGTACGCAGGAAAGGCAGAACGAACTCTATGCACAAGGTCGTACTAAACCAGGAAAGGTTGTTACATGGACAAAAAACTCGCGCCATACGTCAAGACGGGCGTGGGATATCTGCCAGAATATAAAGGGTAAGGAATATGACCAGTCGGAAGGCTTTTTTATAAAATGCGGCAAGGTTGCAAAAAAGCTCGGCATCACATGGGGCGGAGAGTGGAAAACACCCGACAGACCCCATTTTGAAGTAAGTGTCGACTGGCAGGAGCCGATAGGGGAGATTGATATGGAAGAACTTTTTAAGCTAAAGGCAGAAGTTGAAGCTCTAAAAGCCACCAAGCCTAAGATTTATAATAAAACCGAAGAGATTCCATCATGGGGAAGAGAAACCGTTAGAAAATTAACAGAAAACGGTATATTATTCGGCGGCTCGGGTAATAATCTTAATATATCAGAAGATATGGTAAGGATTTTAGTGATTTTAGAAAGAGCCGGAAAAATTTAA